GGCTCGGGGCTGGATGCCGATCTGCTCGACGGTCAGAACGGCAGCTGGTACGGCGACGTCGTCGGCCGGCTCGGCTACACCCCGCTCAACTCGGCGAGCTACACGGCAGCGGACGTTCGCGCCAAACTCCTGACGGTCGACGGGGCGGGATCGGGTGTCGACGCCGATCTGCTCGATGGCCATGACGCAACCGCGTTCGCCAAGCTCACTGGCGCCGACTTTACCGGCTTGGTGCAGGGGGGGTTCCGGGCCACGGGACAGCCGATCCCGGGGTCAGGCGCGGGGCTTGAATTCGTTTACAACGGCGGCATCGGTTACATCATCTCGTATGACCGCTCCGCAGGCACATACAAGGATATCAACTTCACTGGCGGGAACGTCGTGTTCAACTCGAACACCTGCCAATTTGCCGGAGCAGCAACCTTCAGCAACTCGGTTTCGGTGGCCGGCGCGATCACCCGCGCCGGTAACACCGTCTGGGACGCGGCAAATGACGGAGCGGGCTCCGGCCTCGACGCCGATCTGCTCGATGGCCAGGACGGCAGCTACTACACCAACATCACCGCCCGGCTCGGCTACACTCCGCTCAACGCCGCCAGCTATACGGCCGCGGATGTCCGCACCAAGCTGCTGACCGTCGACGGGGCGGGATCGGGCATCGATGCTGATCTGCTCGACGGCTATCATGCATCCGCGTTCGCCCTGCTCACCGGCGCCACCTTCTCCGGCGCGCTAATCGTGCAGGGCAATGTCGACGTGCAGACACCGAACGTTGGCAGCACCGGCGGGCTGCGACTTCGCGGCAACCCGACGAGCGGGATCGCCTACCTTCAGGTCATCAACAGCGACGCCTCCTCACAATGGGGCCACTGGAGCTTCGTCGCATCAGGCCAGGCGAGCTGGACCGGCGCGTTGGGCGTCGCCGGCGCGCTCACCCGCGCCGGGAACATCGTCTGGGACTCGGGCAATGACGGCGCGGGCTCCGGCCTCGACGCCGATCTGCTCGACGGTCAGGACGGCAGCTACTTCACCAACATCGTCGGACGCCTTGGTTACGCCCCGCTCAACGCGGCCAGCTACACCGCCGCCGACGTGCTCGCCAAGCTGGTGACGGTGGACGGCGCGGGCTCCGGCCTCGACGCCGATCTGCTCGACGGGTTCCAAGCATCCGCTTTTGATCGGGTGACCAACGGCACCAACGGCCAGGCCGGATACCGAGTTCATGCTGACGGCACGATCGAGTGCTGGGGCGTCGCCTTCGCCGCTGGCACCAGCACAACCTACGTGGCGGTTCCGGTCGCGCACACCGAGTATCTGGTGCCGGTAGGCTCCTCGGCTCGCGCTTCGGACTCCCAGGCTTCGTGTGGCGTGCGCGAAGTCGTGGGCGCGCCGCCTTCCGGGTTCAATATCAGGAACAACAACAACGAGGCCGTGACCTTCTACTGGCACAGCCGCGGCAAGTAAGGAGCGAAAGACATGCAGATCACCATCGGCCTCTACGACCCGGACACCCGCACCGTGCCGGTCCACTTCGAGCATGACGGTGTCGAGCACGAGCGCTCGGTCAACGCCTGCCATGACGAGGATGGCGAGTACGACGACGAGGCCACCACCGAGCGCGTCGGACAGGTCGCGCGCGGCGTCGAGGCGAAGATTGCGGTCGGAGCGATCCGGACGCCGGATCCGGTAGACGCGCCCGAGCCGACCGAAGAGGCCGAGCCCGCACAGGACTGATCGCGACCGCCACTCCCCTGCCCCGGTAGAATGCCCTTCTTACCGGGGCAGCCCCGCGCGCCAGCGCGTACGCGGTTGCATGGTCCGGCGTGATGACCGCGCATTCGGACCCCACTTCCCTGATCGGCGCTGCGCTGCGCCTGGTGGTGATCGAGACGGTCGACCTTTCGGCCGCGACCTGCCGCGTCCGCGACGGAGACATAGTCAGCGGCGACATTCCCTGGCTCACCGCCCGCGCCGGCGCGACGCGCACTTGGTCGCCGCCCAGCATCGGCGAGCAGTGCCTGCTGCTCTGCCCCGAGGGCGACATGCTCGCCGCGGTCGTGCTCCCCGGCCTCTACTCCGATGCGCACCCGGCTCCCGGTAGCGACGACACGATCCTGATCCGCTTCGCGGACGGTGCCGTGATCGGGTACGATCCGGTCTCCCACGTACTCGACGCCACCCTGCCGGCCGGCGGGAAGGTCGCGATCGTCGCGCCAGGCGGTGTTGTCATCACCGGGCCACTGCGCGTCGAGGGCGACGTCACGATCGAGGGCACCGCCACCGCTTCGACGGACGTCGTCGGCGGCGGCAAGAGCCTCAAGGGCCACAAGCATCTCGGCGTCACCGCCGGCGGTGGCGTGTCGGGGCTGCCGCAGTGACGCCGGCGTCGTTCATCGGCGAGGCGCTGATCGGCTGGCTGCTGGCCGACCTGATCGCCGGCGTCGTGCACTGGCTCGAGGACCGCGTGCTTTCGCCGCGGCTGCCCGGCCTGCGCAGCATCATTGCTGCCCAGCGGCTTCACCATGCCTCTCCGCAAGCGTTTGCGGCGGGTGGCCTGATAGCCCGCAACGGCACCACCTGGGCAGCCGCTGGCGTTGTCAGCATCGTCTGGGCGATCGCCTTCGGCCTGTCGGTCACCTGGGCGGTAGCCACGCTGGGCGGCCTGCTCGCGTCGCAGGCGCACTTCTACGCTCACTGCCCGCGCCATGCCGGACCGATCGTGCGCGTCCTGCAGGACGTCGGCCTGCTTCAGTCCGCCAAGCACCATGCCGCGCACCACCGTCCGCCTCACGCGACCCGCTATTGCCCGCTGACCGACCTGCTCAACCCGGTCCTGGACGCGCTCGGCGTTTGGACGCGGCTCGAGCAGCTGCTGCGGATCGCGCCGGAGCCCGTGCGATGACCGGCATGGACGCCGCCACCGGCAAGCCGCTCGCCGGCGACGAGCACCTGCGCCAGTCGCTCGCCCGAATCCTCTCGACGCCGATCGGCACGCGCATCGCGCGGCGCGAGTTCGGCAGCCTCCTTCCCGAGCTGGTCGACCAGCCGATGAACGCGGTTGGCCGCATGCGCCTGTTCGCCGCCACGGCGCTCGCCGTCCTGCGCTGGGAACCCCGGCTCAAGCTGACCGCGATCGCGCTAGACGGCGCGGCCGAGGCCGGCAGCTACCGTCTCACGATCGATGGCGTCCGCACCGACGTCGCCGCCGCGATCGCCCGCACCCGCCTTGTCCTGCCGCTGACGCTCAGCGGCGCCACCGCCTGATTGTCGAGGAGCTTTTCGCATGCCCTACCAGCACGGCATCACCGTTACCGAGGTCACCACCGGCGCGCGCGTGCTGGTGCCCGTCGCCACTGCCGTCATCGGCCTGGTCGCGACCGGTCCCGACGCCGACGCCGCGGTCTTCCCGCTCGATCGCCCGGCGCTGGTGCTCGACCTCGCGGCGGCGATCGGCAAGGCCGGCGCGACCGGCACCCTGCGCGCAGCGCTGCAGGCGATCGCCGACCAGGTCGACACGCCCGTCGTGGTGGTGCGCGTTGCTCCCGGCGCGGATGCCGCAGCGACCAACGTCAAGGTCATCGGCGGTGTCGTGAACGGCGTGAAGACCGGCCTGCAGGCGCTGCTCGCCGCTGAGGCGCAGGTCGGCGTGCGCCCGCGCATCATCGGCTGCCCCGGCCTCGATACCCAGCCGGTGACCACCGCGCTTGTCGTCGTGGCACAGAAGCTGCGCGCGATGGCCTATGCGGCGGCAGTCGGCGCCGACTCGGCCGCCGCGATCATCTATCGCGCGAACTTCTCCGCGCGCGAGCTGATGCTCCTCTATCCCGACTTCCAGGCGCTCGACGGCGCCGGGGCCGTGGTGACCAGCACCGCGGTCGCGCGGGCGCTCGGCCTGCGCGCGCGAATCGACAAGGAGCAGGGCTGGCACAAGTCGATCTCAAACGTCGCGGTCAACGGCGTCGTTGGGCTGGCGAAAGACGTCGGCTTCGACATCCAGGATGCCGGGTGCGAGGCGAACCTGCTCAACGCCGCGCAGGTAACCGCCGCCATCCGCGGCCTTGGCGGCTTCCGCCTCTGGGGCAGCCGCACGGCCGTCGAGCCGACCTCGCCATTCAGCTTCGAGCCGGCGGTTCGAACCGCACAGGTGCTGATGGACACGATCGCCGGCGGGCTCGCCTGGGCGATCGACAAGCCGCTGCGGCCCAGCCTGGTCAAGGATATCGTCGAGACGATCAACGGCCAGATGCGCGACTGGAAGGCGGAGGGCCGCATCATCGACGGCCTCGCGTCGTTCGATCCCGCCAAGAACACCACGACGACGCTGTCGGCCGGCAAGGTGCTGATCGATTACGATTACACCCCGGTCCCGCCGCTCGAGAACCTGCTGCTCAGCCAGCGGATCACCGACAGCTATCTCGCCGACTTCGCCGCGGGCCTGTCGGCCTGACGCGCGCACCCCTTCCCCGCTGACCCTCTCCAGGAGCCCGACCCATGGCGCTGCCCCGCAAGCTCAAGAACATGAACATCTTCAACGAAGGTGCCAGCTATCTCGGCGAGGCCGCGTCCTGCACGCTGCCCAAGCTGACCCGCAAGTTCGAGGGCTGGCGCGGCGCCGGCATGGACGCGGAGGTGAAGATCGACATGGGCGGCGAGCCGCTCGAGATGGAGTGGTCGACCGGCGGCCCGATGCGCGACGCGATCCGCCAGTTCGGCGCCGGCCGCGCGTCCGCCCACTTCCTGCGGTTTGCCGGCGTCTATCAGAACGACGGCACGGGCGAAGTCGACACCGTCGAGGTGACCGTGCGCGGCCGGCACGAAGAGATCGACATGGGCGAGGCCAAGCCCGGCGAGGGCGGCGAGTTCAAGGTCAAGACCGCGCTGACCTATTACCGCCTCGAGTGGAACGGCGTCGTCGAGGTCGAGATCGACCTGCTCAACTTGATCTTCACCGTGGGCGGCGTCGACCGCCTCGCCGAGCAGCGCGCCGCGATCCTCTGATCGCGGCGCACACCGCCCTCCCGAAGCCTGACGAACGGACCCTGAGACCATGACCGCACAGATCGAGGCGCTCGCCGCCACCACCGCTCCTGCCGCTCTCACGCGCAGCTTCGTCCTCGACGCGCCCGTAACGCTGGGCGACCGCACCATCATCGAGGCGGGCGTGACCGTCACCGTGCGCAAGCCGGCATCCGGCGCGCTGCGCGGCCTGTCGCTGCTGTCGCTGTGCCAGATGGACGTGACCGCGCTCGAGACGCTCGCCCCGCGCGTCACCTCGCCGACGATCGTCAAGGGCGCGTCGCTGGATCCGGCCGACCTGATGCAGTTCGGCACCGAGGTGCTGGATTTTTTGCTGCCGAAGTCGGCGCGGGAGCAGGTCTCCCCGACTGCGTAGAGGACGTGGTCGCGGACATCGCGACCGTGTTCACCTGGTCGCCGGCGGTCACCGACTCGATGGACCTTGGCGAGCTGATGGGCTGGCACGCCCGCGCGGTCGAACGCGCGCGGGCGAAGGCGGGGATGGACTGAGCCATGGCCGATCGTGACCTGCGCATCCGCATGCTGCTCGAGGCGGCCGACAAGGTCAGCCGCCCGCTGCGCGATATCGCCGGCGGGTCGACCAAGGCCGCTCAGGCGATGCGCGCAGCGCGCGACCGGCTGAAGGAGATCGATCGCGCGCAGAAGGACATCGCCGGTTTCCGCGAACTCAAGGTGGGCGTCCGCACCGCCAGTGAGGCGATGCGCGCCGCCCAAACGCGCGCCCAGGCGCTCGGCCGCCAGATCGCCGCGACCGAGAACCCGACGCGCGCCCTGACCCGCGAGTTCCGGCTGGCGCGCGACGCCGCCAACCGGCTCGAGCAGGCACACCAGGCCGAGACCCGCAAGCTCGGCGAAATGCGCGATCGGCTGCAAGCGGCCGGCATCTCGACGCGCGACCTTGCCCGGCACGAGCGCGAGCTGCGCGATGCGGCCGCACGCACCAACACCGAGCTTACCGAGCAGACCCAGCGCTTGAGCCAGGTGACCGACCGGCAGAAGCGCTTCGCCGCCGCGCGCGAGACGTTCGCCCGCGGGCAGCAGACCGCCGGCAACATGGCCGCCAGCGGGGCTGCGGCGCTGGGCGCGGGCTACGCGATCGCCCGACCGCTGGTCGGTGTCGTCGGTGAGGCGCAGCGGTTCCAGTCGGTCATGACCGACATCGCCCAGAAGGGCGGCTTGTCGCGCGCGGAGGCCGACAAGCTCGGAGCGTCGCTGCTCGTCGCGGCGCGCAACGCGAATCAGATGCCAGAGGATCTGCAACGCGGGGTCGACATCCTGTCGGGCCTCGGCGCCAGCGTTCCCGACGCGGCGATCATGATGCCGGCGATCGCCAAAGCCGCGACGGCGTACAAGGCCGAGGTGGGCGACCTCGCCAACGCGACCTACGCGGTCAGCGACAACCTCAAGGTGGCGGCGAGCGACACCGCGCGCACGATCGACATCATGGCGCAGTCGGGCAAGCGCGGCGCCTTCGAGGTGAAGGACATGGCAGCGGCGATGCCAGCGCTGACCGCTGCCTATCAGGGCCTGGGGCAGAAAGGACTAAGCGCGGTCGCGGATCTATCGGCGGGTCTGCAGATCATGCGCAAGGGTGCCGGCGACAGCGCCACGGCCGGCACCAACATGGCGAACGTCCTGCAGAAGATCGCCTCGCCCAGCACCAACAAGGCTTTTGCGAAGCTGGGCGTTGACCTGCCCGCCGGCCTCAAGCGCGCCTACCAGGAGGGCAAGACGCCGCTTGAGGCCATCGCCGAGCTGACCAACAAGACGCTCAAGGGCGATCTGTCGAAGCTCGGCTACCTGTTCGAAGACGCGCAGGTGCAGCAGGGTCTGCGCCCGCTGATCCAGAACATGGAGGAATTCAAGCGCATCCGCGCCGAGGCGGCGGGCGCGAACGGCACCGCCGACACCGACTATGCCGAGCGCATGCGCGACTCGGCCGAGAAGACCAAGGCGCTGCGCGTGAACGCGGCCACCTTGGCCGTCACGCTCGGCAACCAGCTGCTGCCGATGGTCAATGCGGTGATGGGCAAGGTGTCCGGCCTCGTGTCGCGCTTCACCGCCTGGTCGCAGCGTCACCCGAAATTGAGCAAGGCCATCCTGGTCACCACCGCCGTGCTGGCGGCGCTGCTGGCGATCTTCGGAGTGATCGCCGTCGTTCTGGCCGCGGTGATGGGGCCGTTCATCCTGGTCAACGCAGGGCTGACCGCGATGGGCGTCGCCGGCGGTATCGCCTCGGCCGGCCTGATGCCGATCCTCGGCACGATCGCGCTCGTCGTCGGCGCAATCCTGCTGCTCGCCGGTGGCGCGTACCTGATTTACAAGAACTGGGGAAAGATCACCGGCTTCTTCTCCGAGCTGTGGGCGGGCGTGACAGCCAGCTTCGACGCGGCGATCGGAGCGGTCACCGGCCTTGCTTCGCGAATGTGGGCGGGCGTGAAGGGCGCGTTCGCCGGCGGGCTGCAGGGCGTGACCAACCTGTTCCTCGACTGGAGCCCGATCGGCATCCTGTGGCGGATCATGTCCGCGGGGCTGGCGGCGCTCGGGGTCAAGGTGCCGGGCAGCTTCTCCGACTTCGGCCGCAGGGCGATCGGCGGGCTGGTAACCGGCATGACCGGCATGTTCTCCGCCGCGATCGGCGCCGTGACCGGACTCGCCGGCCGGATCTGGGCGGGCATCACCGGCGCGTTCGCCGGCGGTATGCAGGGCGTGACCAATCTGTTCCTCGACTGGAGCCCGATCGGCATCCTGTGGCGGGTCATCTCTGCCGGCCTCGGTGCGCTCGGAATCAAGGTGCCGGGCAGCTTCTCTGACTTCGGCCGCGCCGCGATCGGCGGGCTGGTAACCGGCATGACCGGCATGTTCTCCGCCGCGGTCGGTGCAGTCTCTTCGCTGGCGTCCTCGATCTGGGCGACCGTGAAGAGCGCGTTCTCCGGGGGCATGGCAGGCGTCACCGGCCTGCTGCTCGCCTGGCACCCGATCGAGATCCTGTGGCGCGTCATCTCTGCCGGCTTGGGCGCGCTCGGGATCACGGTGCCCGCCAGGTTCTCGGAGTTTGGGCGGAACATCATCATGGGCCTGATTCGCGGCATCACCGGCATGGTCGGCGCGGTCGGCAAGGCGATCAGCGGCGTAGCCAGCGCGACGATCGGATGGTTCAAACAGAAGCTCGGGATCCGCTCGCCGAGCCGCGTCTTCGCCGGCCTCGGCGGCTACATGATGCAGGGGCTGACCCGCGGCATCGATGGCGGCGCGGATGGTCCGATCGGCCGCGTCGACCAGCTGTCTCGCCGCCTGACCCGCGCGATCGCTACGGGTGCTGCGGCCTCGATGACCGTCACCGCGGCTGCTGCGCCAAGTTCCGGCAGCGGGGTTGGCACCGGCAGCGCTGCGCAGCGGGGCGCACCCACCTACAACATCACCGTCAACGCGGCGCCCGGCCAGGATGCGCAGGCGATCGCGCGCGCCGTTGCGGCCGAACTCGACCGCCGCGAGCGGCAGGCCGGCTCCAACGTCCGCTCCAGCCTCTCCGACCGCACCGATGACTGGATCTGACCCATGATGCTGTCGCTCGGCATGTTCGCCTTCTCCCTCCCCACGCTGGCCTATCAGGATCTGCAGCGTTCGACCGACTGGCGCCACGCCAGGAGCGCACGCATCGGCGCGCGCGACGCCGTGCAGTTCGTCGGGCCGGGCGAGGACACGATCGCGCTCAATGGCGTCGCCGTGGCCGAGCTGCAGGCCGGCCGCGCTTCGCTCGACGAGCTGCGCGACATGGCCGCGACCGGAGAGTGCTGGCCGCTGGTCGACGGGGGCGGGCGCGTGTTCGGCGCATTCGTCATCCAGGGTATCAGCGAGAAGCACAGCGAGTTCTTCTCGGACGGTACGCCGCGCCGGATCGAGTTCGGCATAGACCTTCTCGCCGTCGACGACGCCAGGGCGCGCGCATAGTGGCTGCCGCCGCCAACATCGCCGATCTGCGCGTCACGCTTGACGGCGCCGACCTCACTGACCGTATTCGCCCCCGCCTGGTCAGTCTTACTCTCTCGGAGAAGCGGGGCGGCGAGGCGGACCAGCTCGACATCGTGATCGAGGACAGCGACGGCCGCGTCGCGCTCCCGCGCGAAGGCGCGCGGCTCAGCGTCCAGCTCGGCTGGCGACAGGGCGGGGATGTGACCGTCGGCATGGTCGACAAGGGCAGCTTCGTCGTCGACGAGGTCGGCCACGGTGGGCCGCCCGACGTCATCACCCTTCGCGCGCGCTCGGCCGACATGACCGGAGATGTCCGCCGCCGGCGTGACGGCAGCTGGCACGGCACGACGATCGGCGCGGTGCTTGGGCAGGTGGCGGCTCGGCAGGGGCTGCAGCTGCGCTGCGCGCCCGTCCTGGCCTCGATCGCTATCCCGGCGCTGGCGCAGCAGCGGGAGAGCGACATGGCGCTGGTGAAGCGGCTAGGCCGCGATCACGACGCGGTCGCCACGTTCAAGCGCGGCGCGCTGATCTTCGCGCCGATCGGTGCCGCCACCAGTTCCAGCGGGCGGCCACTCCCCGCCCTCACGATCGCGCGCAGGCACGGCGACACGCACGATTTCCGGCGTGAGAAGCGCGAGGAG